GGAGGAAGAAGATAAAGGAAAAAAAGCGGAAGCGGCGGGGGACAACAACTCCCGCCGCTCGAGAGAGGAAAAATCCGATTCAGTTCAATCTATGGAGCCGGTGCCGTAATGGGGTTTACACCTGCACAGGTAGATGAAATGTCGATGTGGGAATTTGATGCCGCATTGCAGGGTTATATAGAAGCCAATTCAACTGAAGACACTGATAACCAACTAACAGACGAAGAAGAAAAGCAACTAAGAGAAGAAATTCTCGCTATTAGCTAAGTGCTTATTCAACTTTGCGAAACCTAAAAAGAACTCAAAAAACAAGGCTTTTGAAACAGTGAAAACATGATTATAGGGGGTATGCTCAAATTTGGATACACCCCCTATCGAACATGATAATAGAAGTTTTCTGGATATAGATAACATATTGAAAAAAACGTGGTAATCCAAAGAAGAACAAAAATAAATAAACTGGTCGTATTAGCAATAGTACGGCCTGTTTTATTTATTGTGTATGTTTTGAGTATAACTGATTGACCGAAGGATTAGCCTGTGCCAAGTTTAATGAAACTTGGAGGTAGTTATGCGTTTATCACTGTTATTCATTCTTCCCTTGTTATTAACAACATGGCAAACATCGTTTGCGGCTACTGTAGACGACTGCTCTAAAATAAACACTAGTGACGAACGTTTGGCTTGTTTTGATAACACTTCAAAACCAAACAAACCGCCCGTGAGTGCAGAAACAAAAGGTAATGAACAAAAATCGAAATGGGAGGTCGATATAAGTACGACCGTCTGGCATGGTAACCATGACTATGGTATGTTCTTGTATTCAGACAACAAAGTACCCGTACACGACGGAGAAAGTCACCGTGCTACGCTTGGGATATCCTGTGAGAGGCCAAATATCTCCGTGTATTTTTATACTAGGGATCTTTTGGGCGGATTCGACGAACTTGGCTTTGTGAGGTATCAGCTTGATAGAGAACAAGCCAAAGTACTGGCAATGGACCTAGAAGATTCAAACGCTGTATTAGGTTTTTGGTCTCCGGAAGAATCAATTCCGTTTATCAGAGAAATGTTTGGGCATGATAATATGTTAGTAGAGTTTCAAGACTATAAGGGAAATACCTTGACAATGAGATTCCCAATCAGGGGACTTGAAGAAACGCTGAAGCCATTAGGAAAAGCATGTAAGTGGTAAACTACCCTATCATTTATATAACTATAACAGCCTGCTCTAACCAGCAGGCTTTTTTAATGGCTGAAAGTGATCTTTATTGATTGCAGAGGGTGTCCCCAATTTTGGATACACCCCCTATCGAACACAATAATAAAAGTTTTCTGGATATAGATAACATATTGAAAAATAAGGGCCGTCCAAAATTGGACAACCAGACCAGTACAAGACTATGATTTTGAAGAAGAACAACAGGTAAGGAGTTTTTTGGAAAATACCAAAAAACCTAAAGGCGGTCGTCTATCGAGAGGCTGCTCAAATTTGAGCAACCTATTTTATCACTTATTAACGAGCTGAAAAACAACTCGATCTATCGCGCCATGGATAAAATCGGGTTTGTTTAAACGGTGTTGCCATCATGGCAATGTCTTTGTAATCTTCCTATCAATAGGGAGACAGGTAAATGATAAGATTAATTCTCACGGCTTTGATTTCAGTAATTTGGCTTGGAAGCGCATTCGCTGCGACAGGTGAAGATTGCGCAAAGAATGCTAATAATGACGAGCGTTTGGCTTGTTACGATAGTATTTATAAGACAAATAATGACACTAAAGATGAAAAGAGTAAAAAAAATTGGCATTTAGTGGAGGATCGCTCCAA